TGGACAACCTTCTAGTGATTTTAAGCCATTTCCAGGGCAATCAAAATCACCACTTACTCTTTGTGGACAACCTTCTAATGTTTCTAATTTATTATAAGCACAATCAAAATGACCATTTACATAATTAAATTTAAGTGGTAAGTATTCTAAATTTCTGCTATCTAATTCAACATCACCATCAACATCAATACTTAAATCGTCATTGATAGTGTAGTTTTTTATTCTATATTTTTTACACACTTCTATAACTTCCTCTCTTGTAGTTGGGAAGTTAGGGCTGTTGCTTTCAAATATTTTATAAGGTTTTATATGTTTCATAACCTATATATTAAATAGGTAAGTTGAGTTTGGTTAGGAATATATCCATTTCTTATTACCACAAGACCAGACTCTATAATGTCCCATTTCTTCCATTATCTCATGCTCAAACTTATTCTTATCATAGCCCTGTCTTACAAGTTTATCTTTTCTCCAATTGAAACGATGTTGTCTTATCTTGTTTACTACATACCAATAGCTAGGCTTTGACGTATGTGAATAGTTAAAGTCTAGTTTCTCATACAAATCTCCCTCTGATATCATATTGTCTGAATAAGATTGAACTTCTATGTACTCATAATTATTTAAGAAATACTTAAATAATTTACTAGCACCACCAATCACTGTAGTATGTACCTTATTACAGAATCTTGTCAGCTCCCACATACCTTCTTTATTTTTACCACCTAATGCGAGTCTTAGCTTAGAAAAGGTCATTAATGAACATATCTCATCGCCTAATATAAGTGCTAACCGAACAGATGATTTACAGTCACCTTGTAAGTGATTATCATCTAGAAATTTCTTGGATTCTAAGTAAGTTATTTCTTTAACATAACATTTTCTAGCACCAATTTTACTTGATTTGTTTAATTTGTTTAAAATAAAAGATTTACATATATCTTTTTTTATATTCCAATCATCTTCCCATATAGTTATTAGTCTTATACCAATATCCTTACATTTACTATATTTCTCTAAATGGTAGTTTTTACTTTTAAATTTATCACTATGCCAATACACACCATTAAATTCAAATCCTAAGTTTAACTCAGGTAAATAAACATCTATCTCATTAGGATTTATAGCACTTCTATCATTTTGTATTATAGTACCAGTGTAGTTGTCTTTTATAAAATCATATAACTCTAACTCACATAATGATGGCTTGCTATCTATCGGATGGCAAATTGTACATATTTTTCTATTATTATTAACTCTCCAATAGAATTGATAAGTTAGTATCTCAAAATGCTCCTCACATTCTTTACAATTAAATAATAAGACTGTCTTATCCCCCTTTTTGATGTCTACAAATTCACTATTACTATCATCTGATATGTGAGATTTTATTCTAGACTTATAGTTTTCATAAAATTTATCAATAGTTTTTTTATGTATATCTTTATTAGACCATGGATGTTCTACACCATATCTATCAAGGGATGTTTTTTTATATGATGCTTTGTATGCATCTATATTTTTCTTAAAAGACTCGACTCTTCTTTTTAAGATAACACTGCTTTTATTCGGATTATCAACGCCCCAATTTTTAAGTAATGTTTTCTTTGATTTTGCCATTATATCTTTATTACCCATAGGAGAATTGTGACCATACCTCTGGTTGTTAGTCTTTATTGCCTTATCCTTTATTATTTTTGACTCCGCTGGTGTTTTAGTCCCCCACTTACTTAAAGACTTTTGTTCTTTTTGTTTAATTATATTAGGATCAGATCCAATGCACTTGTTAGAGCAATAGTTATAATAACCAAGAGTCTTATTCTTAAACTTTGTTGGCTTATAGCAGTTAATATTCTTACAAATTGGTAATTTGTTAATGTTATTTATACAAAGATATACTTTTTGTTTAAATGGTATATTATCAATATCGTTATCAACAGACCATTTCAGTATATATTCTAATTCTTTATGATGGTTTTTTAGCAAATAAGATTCTTTACTCATCTTACCAGACTTATCTTCTTTCTTAAATATATTTAAATCCATAATACATATTGTTTTATATATATATCAAATATGCCTATTTTGTTTTAATAAAAAAGGGGATTATTTCAAATAATCCCCTTTTTATTTTTATTATTATCTATTTATAAATCCACCTGCTGATATAGCACCAGTTCTAAGGATAGTAATGTTATTAACAATAATACCCATACCCTTGATTGGCTCAACAAACGTGTCAAGTACACCAATTTGGTTATCTATTATCTCTGGTGTGTTATTTTCATCATCCATCTTATTAAAGAAGTTGAATAAACCATTCTTACTCACATAAGTCTCACATATAACATCTGCTCTTAGTTTAATTTCTGCTCTAACGTCAGGAGTATTATACTTCCATTGGTAATCCAATAACATATTAGATAATTCTCTTTCAAGTTCTATAAGAACCTCTCTAACATGTATAAAAGATAGTGCAGAATTAAACAATGTTTGTGCAGTGTTCTCTGTCTCAATTATATATCCTCTATTTCTTTTGAAAACAATAGGGTTAATTTGTGCTTGATTTAAGAACTCAATATCTTCTTTAGTAAAGTCCATTTCTAGACCTGTGATATTTGTTATTCTACCATTTGTAACACCAGCTGCTATTGTCCAAGGTGTAATAGATGTTATATTAGAAATATGCTTTCTCATATAAGTTGTAGCCACATAAGATGCTGGTGGCATCTCTAATGGACGACCATTATCATTTACAGTAACATAAGGTGTAAAATATCCAACCGATGTATCACCTAATCCTTGTGGGAATGAATATCCAACTGGATTTAGACTTTCTTTATTACCACCATCTGCTAAGAACTCAACACTTAATACACCTTCCAAATCTGTAAAGTTTGGCGATTTTTTAAACTGTCTTAAAGAAGGCATGTTTATAAATCCAAATGCATCTAATCTATCTCCGCAAATATCTACCAATTGAGATTTAGAATTTTCTACTAATCCAAGTCCAAAAGAGTCAATTAAATATCTAAAATCAATAGCTTCTTTATTAGTTACTGCTTTAAATAAGGGAGTTCCTTTAGCTACTAAGTTTAGTATTCTATTTTGAGTTTCTTCTGTACCATCTGGTAATGAAGACTCCTTTACTTTAAATCCTTCAAAAACTAAACCTTTATATGTATTAGCATAATTATCTACTGATACAAATCTTGTTGTTTGTCTATCACCATTAAAATCTTCTTTTAATATTTCAGAATCACAAGTAAGTTCAACTAAATTAGTAGTAGTATTATATCTTCTTTTAGAAATAATCCTAGTTAATTCTCTAGGAGTTTTTGTAGATTTCAAGAAATCGCCTATTCTAACCTCAGTATATCTAGACCCATCTATTAATACCTTATTAGGTGTCTCAATGTAATTAACATCATCCTCTAATTCTAGAGTTTGTTTTAAATTACCAAGTTTTGATTTAACTGTAATAGATTTAGTTAAGTTATCACCGTCAATTGCCTCAGTCGCTAACATATCTTTACCAGTTGATTCAAAAATCATATCGCCATTAGCCTCTAAGTACATTTTCATAAATACACCATTCTCAACACCAACTTGGTCAAATGAATCTCTTGTGTTTATAACTCCGTCATTAAATGCATCGTAGAAATCAGAATATTTACCAATTACACCTTCTTCGTTTGATGCTACCTCTCCTTTAGTTTTAGCACCTTCTGATCCTAATATAAATTCATTATCTACTGTATAGAATACTAAGTATCCAGCAAGAACATCCACTAGTTGTGTTTCTGTTAATGGTGTATTCAATGTAAACTTCTTATTCTGGCTAGTAGAAGTAATTATATCTTCTATTGTTACATTTGCTAAGCTAACATTAAAACCAGTAGAGCCTAAGCTCATAAGGACTTTATCTTTGTTAACATTATCAATTACACTAACCAATCTGTTAAACATCTTAAATCTTCTAGATTGTTGGTAATTAGAAAGAGATACTGTTGTTGCAGTATCTAAAAATTCAATTTCAAATTTACCATTCTCTGTATAACTTACGCTATAATCAACACCAATCACCAAGTCTACAAAGCCAGCTACATCGACTGTTATGTCTTGTATATTTGATGACTCCGTAAATTCTGTACTATCTATAACTATTTCAATTTTACCTAATGCTAATTCAGTAATTGCTACAGGCATATTATTTTCATCATCACTATTCTTTAATGCTATTTCACCCTTTGTATTAACAGTTGCTACCGAACTATATGATACTGGACCACTAGTAGCCTCTGGGTATTGTGAAGCATCTAAGATTAATGTATAAGAACCATCAGTGATATCTATTTTTCTATCCCCAATAACTACAAATGCACCTTCAATAGCTTCATATGTTAATTCTATATTGCTAGCAGTTATAACGAAATCAGTTCTTGTTAATCCAAAAGTTGATCCCTCTGCAAAATATGCTGTTCTATTATTACCGTTTTCAATATTGCCCTCTACTAATGGAGCAGGTGAAACATCAGTATCTGTAAACGCATGTGATGCTTGACCTGTGTAATTTGTTACACCACCCATTATAGCAGTTACATTACCAGGCAAGTCTAAAGGAGTTTGAATAAATTCAATTTCCTCTTTTAAAGTTTCATTATAAGACAAAAAGTCAATTGATTCTACATCTTCATCAGTTGTAGTATTTCCTAACAAGTCAATTAAACCATTATAAGAATCAACCTCTACTGCATCATTATTAAATGCACAGAATAAGCCAGTTCTATCAGTATCTCTGTTTATAATAGTTTCTATAAATATGTTATTTCCATTTGTATCTCTGAAAAAAGGAATAAGTGAAAGACCTTCATAGTATTCTAGAAGATTAATATTTCTATCATTAGCAAAATCTCTTACTCTTTCTTTTATAAGACCATTATTATTGAAATAGCTACTCCATCTGTTATCAACCGCTAGTGATTGGTAATCTGACCAATCCCCACTTACTAAAACAACATCTACTAGGTAGTCTGCTGCGTAGTCTTTACTAGATACATATGGTGGTATTCTATCTTCTGACCCGTACCATTCTAACAAAGTTCTATCAAATCCACTTAGTCTTGATTTAAAAACGAATGCAGTTACTGTCTTATCAGATAGGTTTGTTAAGCTAAATGCTCTTTGATTATCATCTGTTAAGTTTAAGAAAGATTCAGTATCCCTTCTCCAAAAGCCTGTTGTGTCGAAAACTCTTCTATAAGGTCCTTCTTTCAAAACATCATTATTTGTACCAGCAGAAGCTGACAATGTTTTAAATTTAATTGTGTCTAATTCGTCATTAGTTGAGAGTAAATTCAATGCAAAAACTGGTGAAGTTTCTAACATCTTAGAAATCGTTCTATGAAAGAATGATCCTTTTCTTTCCATACCTCTGTCTATTTGTCCAAAAACTGATTCTAAATCATTTATATTTGTCAATCTTACTGGTGTGTTAACTGGTCCTTTTTTAGAAGTACCTATAACGAGGTTAGTTATCCCATCTACTGTTGGTGATGAATTTACTGACTGATCAAATTCTTCTATGAATATACCTGGTCTTTTGTACTTGCCAATTTGAATATTTGCCATATTTTCTATTTAATTTTTTTATTTAGTATATATATAAAAACTAAAAAATGACATTTTTTCTATTTTGGATAATAGCTATTTAATTTTAGATATCCAATCTTTAATATCTTGTTCTATATTATCCATTTTCTCTTTGTGACTTTTCTCTAATACAGGTAATTTTTTACTAGCATCATTAATATCTTTTTTAATTTTAATTATTTGATCATTGACTTTGCTTATTCTATCACTTATATCTTTTGAGATATCATCACTAGCATCTGATAGTCTATCCTTTAACTCATTTTTTTCTATCGATTTATCAGTTTCTCTCTTTTTTAACTTCTCAATACTTCTAGTTATACTAGCTATACTAGAGTAACTAACTAGAAATGGGTTTGTATCTTCATCAGTCCCAATTACCTTATCTAAATCATCTTTAATACTACCATTTTCTAGATCTTGATAAATTTTATCTATTTTTGATTTATTAGAGTTATAATATGATATTTGTGTCTTTACTCTGTCTAATTTTTCTTTAGATAGTTTAACATCTTCACTATCACTATCCTCAACTTCAAAATCTTCTAAGAATAGTTTATACTTTTTTAAATGTTTCATTTAAATTTTTCTTTTAAATCTTTATAGTTTTTAGAATCCATTGGCCCAAATGCTGTTTTCTCTAAGTCAGTAAACTTGATAGGTTCTTTATTGTTATCAACTAATTGAAATATGTTCCTAACATCTTTCAAGTCTTTAAAGTTTTTAGCTATAGTTCTTTCATTGTTTGTGTTAAACATATCAATATTAACTGCTGCTACTTTAATATCAGAACCAGGGGTTATATCGAATAAATCTCTATCCATCTTACCAAAAAACATTGGTTTAGGTCTTAATTCAACATTTTTTATCTTACCAGCTTTAATATTATAGTCTTGGTCTAAGTATTTAGAAAAGTTTAAAAATGTTTCTGAATACTTAACATACACATCTTCATCCTCCACTTTAATAACAATAAGGTAAAACATTAATTGCTTTCCTAACAACATACCATATATTGTTCCTTCTGTATCAGTTATTTTACTAACCTCTTCAAAATAAGTGTCTATTACTTCTTTATCAACTTGTGTATTATCTTTAACAGTAGTTTTATCACTATCTTGTGAGTCTTCATTATCTTTACCAACTGTTATGTTGTCAGATCCTATTTTCTTAGGTATCACATCTATTCCAAAGTATTCTTTAAAAAATACACTTTGAGCATTTCCTTTATAAAGCTTTTCCCCATCTAGAAGTTTTTGTATAAAACTAAGAAGTATTTTACCACCACCTTTAACCTTTCTACCATCACCCAATTCTATTTCAGTATCTTTGTCAAATAAAGCTTTATATTTATTATCCCTAATAATATCCTGTATCTTATCCTCAAATTTATTGAATACTTTGTTTATTATAAATGGTCCACCACCAGGATTATCTGGAGTTCCTACATTAGATCCTAAATTAGTATACCTTCTAAACACATTATTAGAGACTTTACCACCACTTCTACCAGAAGGTATAGTTTGTGTTGTATAAACCTTAAAAGCCTTGTTAAACAGCTTTACTATGCTTAATATTGGATCTATTTCAATTTTTTTAATATCTTTTGTAGAATTCTCAACAATATCTTTAATATCATCAGCCTTACTCTTGTCAACAATCCAATTATCTAATACTACGTTTTTATAAAAGAATTTTTGAATTTCTTTCCCATTCGTAGATTTTTCATATACCTTCATAAAGGCATTATATTTAATTATTTTGCTCTCGTTTTTAGAATCTATGCCTGTATCAACTATTCTCTTAAATAACTTATTAAACTTCTTAATAGAACTACCAAAGTCGCCATCTAGTTCTGTTTCTGGTATGCCCATTAATTTTTTAGCAAAATTTGATATCTTACTAGCTATAGACACCCTTTCACTTTCACTAGAATCTATATCAGCACTTTCATTAAATTTATTGCTAAATTTTTTGTATGCTAATTGAAGCTTTCTTCCTAAGTCAATCCAGTATTTTTTAGATTTGCCATCACTATATAGTTTTTTTAGATTTGTTAGAAAATTTTTATCTAGCTTAATGCCATTTTCTTCTGATACTAGTTCTTGTATCTGCTTACTTAGCTTGATGTACTGTTTGTGTTCTCTTGACATACCTTCTATAGCTGCATCTTCATCACTAACTTTATTAGATACGCTAGGTACTCTAGGAACATTTTTATATTCTTCTTCAAGTTCTTCTGCCTTCTCTAGTATATCGGTTATTATGTCTATTAATTTAACCACCTCTTGATGATCTAAATCTGTTTCTTCCTCTGAATCATCGCTTTCAGTTTCAGTTTCATCTTTATCCCCATCATCATTAGTAGAATCACTTTTAATATCTTTTAAATATTCTTCAAAATTAAGAAGGCTTTCTTCTAATTCTTTTTTAATACTAGCTCTATCGTTCTTAAATTCATCCATTTCAGATATATAATCTAAAAGGTTCTCTACATTTTCTTTTATTTTACTTATAGACTCTTCATTGTCAATTATTTCTTTTAGCTTACCCAATAAAAATGATATTTTAAAAAAGTTAAATTCATCTTCTTGCTCACTTCCCTCTATAGCACCAGATGCTAACAATATTTCAAATTCACTATCTATGCCTTTAGCTATTGCCTCAATCCTATTAACATTATAATTAACTGTAAATCTCCTAGCTATAGAATTGAACATTCTACCCACTAATGAATCTCCCCAATTTATGTCATTGCCCAATGGTCCTGATGATCCACCTGACATGTCAAATGCTTCACTTAAGTATATATTTTTTCTTTTTAGGTATTTCATATATGAATTTTTTTATATATATTAAAAATAAAAGACTTGTTTTATTTTTTGATGTCAATATATTTGTTATATTTGTATCAAACCTTAAAACTATTATTATGATTATTTGTATAGATTTAACAGAGATGAGAGATAAAGAATACAGAATACTTCAAGATAAGTATCCTGCTTTATCACCAGATGGTATAAAAAATGCTCAGAAAGCTGGGTTTAGTAAAGTATGGATAACTACGAAGGATGAAGAGTACAGAATAGTTGCCTTTACACATCCAAAATCTTCTAAGGAAGTTTCAGTAATTGATATTGAAATGTTTTTGGAAACTATACAACCAGAAAATTTCCAAGATATTGAAGAAGGTATAATAGATAGTCTTGACACTGACGAAATTCTTGATAAAATATCAAGATTAGGTATAGATAAGATATCATTAATTGAAAAAGAATTTCTAGACAAAAGCCTATAAATACTGATGTTATTTAGTACATAAAGTGATAAAAAAAGCCAAAATAATATTATTTTGGCTTTTTTTATTATATTTTTTTTAATATGTTAATTTTTATCCATAAAATAGATTTTAGATAAAAAGCAATATTAAAATGATAATATATAAAAGTGTAAATTAATAACAAGATGAAATTTAAACAGATTACTTACAAAGATAAAGCCTATAAAAATATTGATACGATAGTAGAGATACTTAAAGAAGAGGAATTCTATTGGTTAATAGACTCCGAAATTTCCAACGCAGTTATAGAAATAAGAAAGAATACTCTAATATGGCATGATGGTGTTTACCTAAGTGGTAATTGGCATTATGGTGTATTTAAAGGGGGTGAATTTTATGGTAATTGGTTAAATGGAATTTTTGAAGATGGGCTTTTTAGTGGTAAGTGGAACAGTGGATTAAGAATATAAGAGTATAAAAAATAATAGATAGCTATGAAAAAAAGAAAAACTTTGGTTAAGATGAATTTATCAGATATAGTTTTTAATGATAATATAGTATCTATTTATAAAACAGAATGTGGTTATTTCTTTGAAATTGGTGAACAAATAACAGATGATGTAGCAGAAGCAGTATCGATATTAATGAAAAGGGTCGATTCAACAGATAGTATATGGAAAACTAGATTGGACGATTTTAAGAAATATTCAGTAATCCCAGAAAAAAGTTTGTACTGGTTATCAGGTGGTCAAAAAGAGTGGGATACACTTGTAAACTACAATAAGCCGTGGTGTGAATCATATATACATTTTCAAGAAAAGTTTGGAACTATGATAGTTGAAGCAGTAGAGAATTCAAAGACATTAGCAGATGTAAAATCTATATTTGAATATGAGCTAAATTTACTTAACATATATGAATTTGCACTAAGCGAAAGTCTAATAAAATGAAAATTTTATATTAAATATATTTATATATCATGATGTTGCATGTTTTTGTAAGTAAAAAGGATTTATTTTAACTAAAATTCTATACAAGTACAAAATTTATATTATAATATCTATATAGTCATGATCTTGCATGTTTTTTAATTAATATATAGATTATGGATAGAGAAAATAAAAAAAGATTAGTGTGTAATAATCCTTGGTGCAAAGCTCCCTTTTACTATGATATTGATAAAGCAATAGAAAAAGATGGAAAAAGTGTATTTCCAAAGGAATGTAGTAAATGCAAAAGCTTTAACTCACAAACAAGTGGTGGAGTAACATGGGAAGATAGAGAATATGAAGATGAACCAAAGGGTGGTGGACAAGAGGAAATAAGGTATACTGAAACTAATAAATATAGCAAATAATATGAAGGCACATTTTTTTGACATTGATACACTTATTAAGATAGATAATTCAGTATGGTTAGTCTCTAAGAATAAACCTTCGATACCCATCATTAAATTAACTGAATCAGAATTCAATTTAATAAAAAAAGGTATCTATAAGAAATATAATTCTATGCTTAATATTGATGATGTTGGATATTGGCTACCAGAAAACCTTTACAACACACTAAAGATTAAGAGTAAAAGTATGAAGTTCAACATAACTGACCTATCATTCTCCTTACAAGAATTTATGAATACAAGTATTATAGAAAATTTAGACTACACTATCTATAAGAAGCATTTTCAGCACCTTAGAAACAAAAACGATGATATATACATAATATGTTCTAAAAAAAGTAAAAGTAGCTACAAAACGATTATAGATAGCTTAGAGAAGGAATTGGGTGATATGAATCTAGTAGTAAAAGATTATTACTTTCTATCAGAAACATTCTATAATAGAGATAAAGATTATATCTCATATCTAAAAACAAGACTCTTATTACAACATTTGTTCGGTTATAAAACTGATGGTGAGAAATTTACAGATACAGTTGTTGAGAATTATAACACAGTCCACTTTTATGATGAAAATAAAAAATCTATTGATTTGGCTATTAATATAAACGATGTGTTTACCACAATAATGAGTAATACTAGCGATGATATAAAAAATAATATCCATGACATTACGAATAGAGTAGATAAATACGTTATGGTTAGGGAGGTAACATATAACCAAAGAAACATCTTTAAACAAAAAGATATTCTAATACATGCTAATAATTTAGTGAAAACTTTTGAAACATTTAAGTACTTAAAAATATAATTACTTCTTTTTACCCTTACTTTCTTTTTTATTATTACTCTCTTTCATCATTGCTCCTTTTATAAGGTCATTTAGTTTTCTATTATCAACAATATCACCATCACCTTGTGAATCTTTCGCTTTATCAGATTGTGACTCTAAAACCTCTGAATTTTCAATATCGTCTAATCCCATATCTGTTCTTAGATTCTTATAGAACTTTTCTAAGTCAGTTCTTTGTGTGGATAGAAATTTAGAGTTTTCCCTAACCTGCACAATAGTCTGGTTAACAACTTCGTGCATTCTAGCTGAGCTTTCCCCATTATCAATTTGGCGTAGTTGGTTAAGGAAGTTTTTTCTAGTCATTTTAGCCAAGAATATAGCCTCTGAATATACCATAGCATCTTCCTTCATCTTATTTTTTATATAAGGATGTTGTTTTAGTTTTGGAACATCACTTAGGTATAAGTCTATAAGTGAACTTAAAACCTCCACTGATTGCTGTGATGATGTGCTTAAATCTGCATCATAATCATACAAGCTTATCTCACCAAGGTCTGGTAAATCTTCTGCTTCTGCCAAATGTTTTGATATATCAAAATCATTATTCTCCCCTTGTATTTGATCAAATTCGTCTTGTATCCTACTTTTTTCTTTATCTGTTTTAGACATAGAGCTGTTTTTTTATAATATATATAAAAAAATAAGTCGCTTATGGCAAAGATTAAGAAAGAAAGACAAATGGTATTTAGTAGTGAGAACGTTACCGAGGCTACTGATAAGATAAATGATGGTATAGTACTAAAAAGGTTTCAAAATCCTTGGCTTAAAAACGAAATAGGGTTAAGAAGATCAGGTCTTACATTTAAGATGACAAGTGCCGAACAAGGAGAATACATTAAATGTGCACTAGATATACACCATTTTACCGAAAAATACTGTAAGGTGAAAAGAGAAGATGGTTCTATTGGAGCAATAACACTTAGAGACTATCAAGCTGACATATTAGATAATTTTGTTGATAATCGATTCAATATATTAATGGCTAGTAGGCAGGTGGGTAAGTGCTTGACCTTCAACACTTTATGCGAAATTAAGAGCAAGGAAATTAGAAAAGAATATAGAATTGGTAAACTATATTACTACATGCTTAAGCAAGAAAGATCACTAACATTATTAGAAAAAATAAAAATTAAACTATATGATATTTTATTTTTGCTAGAAAAATAATTTACCTATTTGATAACAAGCCAACATCTTTTTATATATAAAAGCATTTAATAATAAAACAGAATAAATTATGATAATAAATGATAATAAAGAAACTGTAACATGTAGAATATGTGGTGAGCAATGTAAAAGAATATATGGTAAACATTTAAAATTTGCACATAATAATATGACTACTAAAGAATATAAAGAATTGTACGAAGGTGCTCCTATAATGGCATTATCAGATAAGGCTAAGACAACAATTAAAAGTGGTAAGCATATGAAGACAGAAAAGTATAAAAAAATGTTTGCAGATAAAATAAGAGGCAGAAAAAATCCTAATCACAAAGAAAATACAACTGAATTAGAAAGAAAATCGAGAAGTCCATTTTCAAAGAACTTTTCAAAATATGAAGGTATAGAGAATATAGAGAAGCATATAAGTATTTTTGCAAAGGAAGCTATTAAGGATAGAATATCAGATACTACTTTAGAATACTATTTACTGAAAGGTTATGATGAGGAAACATCTAAAAAGATGCTTAGTGAAAGACAAAGTACATTTTCTCTAAAAAAATGTGTAGAAAAATATGGTGATGTTGGTGGTAAGAAAAGATGGCTAGATAGACAAACACTTTGGCAGAAAAATTTGGCAGAAAATGGTAATATGAAATGTGGCTATTCTGAAATATCACAAGACCTATTTAAAAAGATAAGTAAGATTTATACAGATAATGAACTAAAACGTGTACACTATGCAATAAAAAATAAAGAGTTCTTTATATCAGTTAAAGATGTAGGATTTTTCTCATATGACTTCACTGATAGAAAAAGAATGAAAATTATCGAATACAATGGTGATTTATACCATGCAAATCCTAAAACTTTCAAAGAGAACGATTACCCACATCCTTTCTATAAAGAAAGTGGGCCTACTGCAAGGGAAATATGGGATAAAGATAATTTAAAAATAAATATTGCTAAATCAAAAGGATTTGATATTCTAATAATATGGGATACTGAATATAAAAGCAAAAAAGATTTAACTATTAAAAAATGTATAGATTTTTTAAATAATGTATAGATAAAAATAATAAAAAAAATGATTACACTTCTTAAAAAAATATTGATTGAGTTGATAGAAAAATCTATTGAGTTGATAGAAAAATACCAATATAGAAATGTATCATTGGATGAGGATGATATTTCTAAAAAAATATTAAAATCTATATCTTTAATAGATATTAGAGTAAAGACTGATACTGGATATGAGGCAGTATCAGAGATACATTTAACACAACCATTTAATCATTATAATATCAAAACTATTGACGGTCTTAGCTTAACTTGTGCAGATAATCATATATTATTTGATGAATATTTTGATGAAGTATTCTGTAAAGAATTAAAAATAGGCGATACTATAAAGACCAAAAATGGCAATAGTATTGTGAAGCATATAAAAAAGGAAGATTATAAATCATCTATGTTTGATTTATCGGTAGACCATCAGAATCATAGGTTCTACACAAATGGAATACTTTCACACAATACTATATCTGCTTCTATATTTATGCTTCATACAATACTATTCAATAATGATAAAAACATTATGATTGTAGCTAACAAGGGAGATACATCAGTTGAGATTGTTGACAAGATAAAATCCATTTATTCATTACTACCATTTTTTTTAAAACCTGGTATAAAAACATGGAATCAAAAATCACTAACATTTGACAATGGTTGTCGTATTAAGACCTCTGCTAGGACAAAGACTCCAGCTATTGGTTTTACTATTGATGTTCTTTATTTAGATGAATTTGCACATATTCCTTCAAACATAATAGAACCATATTATACTGCGGTTTTTCCAACAGTATCTGCAATAAAAAACTCTAAAATAATAATCACATCTACACCAAATGGTATGAATTTATTTCATAAATTACTTACTAATGCAGAACGACCAGCTGGTGACCCACAAAGAAACAACTACACCCCCATGAGGGTTTACTGGTATCAAGTCCCTGGTAGGTTTGTTACATATATAAGGCTTAATGATCATAAATTATACGAAAACAAAATAGAAAAGGATGATATTCTTAATCAAGTACATAATAAATGGGGTGCTGATACTAAGGTCGAAATGAGTTGGAGTGTTGATTTACAAAAATATGTAATCGAGGTTTATAATAATGATTATTGTCATGATGAGGATGTTGTTGGATTTAATATAAAAACACCCGATGGGAAAGAGATATCTATACTAGAGTTAGCAGAACTTACTACATGGAAGGATGAGGCAATAAAAGATATTGGTGGAGAAGATGCTTTTAACCAAGAATACGGTCTTAGATTTGTAAATGCTAGTAAATCTTTACTAAGTGAAAATATTATAGACCATTTATTGAATAATAAAATTCTTTATGAGTGGGAGGAGATATATGAATTTGAAGATAAGCTAAATTTTTCCTATGAAAATTTAAAATGGGTTGATGATTATGATATATACAACCCTATAAAAAGAAAAGAATATAAAATAGTCTTATCAATTGACCTTGCAGAGGGATTAGGTCAAGATTTTTCTGTTATAAACATATTCAGAATAAGTAATAAAAGTAGAGAGGTCATAGATATACAAAAAGAAAAGTATTCATCAATAAAGGATTTTTTCAAACTAGAACAAATTGGGATATATCGAAGTAATATAATATCTATTAAACAAATGTCAGAATTGCTTTATATATTAGCTTTTGAATATTTTAATCCAGATAACCTTAAAATAGTTTTAGAACTTAACAACTATGGAAATACATTACTAGCAGAACTACCTCATGTTTTTGATGGTATTAATGATTATGGTTCTTCTGTATTTGTTAGATATAAGCACAGAATAGATTCACCAGAAGAAAAGGTAGGACTTAAAGTAACAAGTTTAAAAAATTTACTTATAAAAGACTACCAATCTCTAATGCTTAGTAAATCTTTCTCAATAAATAATGAAGACACCATAAGGGAAATAACCACATTTGTAAAACATACAACTAGTTCTGGTAATATAAAATATGCAGCAGATAATGGAAACGATGATTGCGTTTTGCCAAACACTCTTATAAAGACTATAAATGGTTATAAAAGAATAAAAGATATCAAATTAGGTGAGTTGGTGTTAACACATTTAGGAAATTACAAACCAGTAACAAATATATGTAAAAAAGATTTTGATGGTGTTATGCACAGAATCAAATTTAGAGGCCAACCTAGCTTAGATATAACATATAACCATCCTATATATGTTCCAAAAAATGACTACTCAAAGAAAAATAGAAAGAATTATAATAATTATCTTAAGCGAGAGTGGATTTTACCAAGTGACATTTCTAATAAATCTAGGTGTGTTGTTATAAAATCACCTCTATATACTGGTGATGTTAATAATATCAAATATCAAGAATTATTTGAAAGGAATAAATATTCTCCGTCATCTAATTTTAAAATAAAGGAAATAGAACTAGATAATAATTTTGCTAAGTTTTTAGGCTTATTCTTAGCAGATGGTAACAGTTATAAACCATCTCATAATACTTACCGAATAACTTTAGCCTTTAATGATAAAGATTTAACTCTTATTGATGAAATGAAGGATATAATAAATAACTGGAATTTAAAATATCATGTACAGAATAGAAATAATTGCACTACTGTGATATTTTATAATAGATTCTTATGGGAAATATTTTCTAAATGCTATGATGAAGATAAAGAGAAAATATTCCCCGAAATGCTCTATAACAAACTAGATAAAGAGAAAATGTCCCTAGTCCTAGATTATTGGATAAAGGGAGATGGTTGGCTCTGTGAAACACCTGGTAAGACTAAACATTACATAGGATGTTCAACTAGTTTTCAACTAGCATTGACTATGAGAGATATATCTATATCATTAGACAAACATGCAGTAATATCCTATAATAAAAGACATAGATATGGTAAGCCTACGAAAAGCCAATATTGGGTATCTATTTATGAAGATAGTTTAGAAAGGTCATGTATGAGAAAGATTTCTGATTTTGAATATTCGTCAGTACTACAAAGAAATGAAAAGTATAATTATACTGGAACAACTTATAATTTAGAAGTAGAGGATGATAATAGTTATGTAGCAAATGGGATAGTTGTACATAATTGTGTCATGACTATTGTAAATGCTACATCTATATTCGAAAAGAACGAGTTTACAGAGATGATACACGAATGGATGAACAAACATGTTGATAAGGAAATAGTTGATTACATAAATGAGTGTATGAAGAAATCTGATTATATAGAAAGTAATGATTACACACACTTTTTAGATGTGAAGAAAAAAACACTTGGTTCTAGAACTGGTGGTGGATATGGTCAGAGCAAATATAAGTCAAGTAGTGGATATGGAAGACGCAGGTAATCAGCTAGTTTTCCTCCATAGTAACAAGCAGTCCATTATTTGACAATTTTTCTTTCATACTAGAAATAGTCTCATAATCACCATACTTAACATCACAAATACCTTTAAAGTGCACAATGTGTGCACATTGATTTGCTTGTTCTTTTTCATGTCCACATATATTTATCAAACACTTAATAACATGTTCAAATGAATTATGGGAGTCATTGTGTAAATCTAGTCTATATGGACTAGATAATATTTCTTCTACTTCTGTCTTAGTTTCTTCTTTTATCTTTGTCATAGCTATTAATTAAATGTTTTTATAGTTTTGTTAATTGAGTCGATTATTGTAATCTTTATCTTTTGTGTTTCTCCCCACCTAGCGAATTTTTCTAAATGCTCAGCCCTATCATCATACATAGTGAAGTGTTCACATTTAGTATTTTCTATTTGATTTTCAAATAGCTTTACTTTAAATGTAAATGTATCGTGACCACTACATAAATGAACCTCATCAAAGGACATATTGTGGCTTCTAATAATTTCTTCAACACGGGATCTCATTCCCATTACTCTATTCTGTCTCCCAGTAGCCACAATGACGTAAGAATCTGGTCTAGCAACTGCCCTTAGATATTCTTCATAAATCCAATCAACCTTTGGTATATCAAATACACTAGTATCTAAAGAGTCAGGCTTACCCCACCAACCTCGGTGTCCCCAATCCTCACCAGTCTTTTCTTTCCATATAACTTTACCTTCTTTTGGCTCTGGTGTTAAGCACAGTGTTTTATCAAAATCAAAACAGTATAATTCTCTAATCATTTTTTTGACAAATATATAAATAATATGTGGATAATGCAATATAATATATAAGAAAAAAAAATAAAATATATGAAATTAGATAATAAATCAATACTAATAACAGTCTTATTCTTTCTATTAGTATTTTTTATATACAAGGAATATTTCGAAACAGATGATTCATACAAGGAAGATATAGAAAGGCTTAATGCTAAAAATGAGAGTCTTATAGCCAAAAGAGATTCCTTGACATTTGAATTAGATAGTATAAAGGGAGAATATGTTTTATTAAAAGAAATGGATAGTATACTTTCTACAAAGATAGAACAAAGCCAAGATTCTATAATACAAGCTAAGAGAGAAGCATATCTTAGTAAGAAATTATTAAAATCTCTGCAAGCTAAAATAGAAAAGAATAAAAAAGAAATAGATAGCCTAAATAAAGCACCTGATAAAAGTGATGAGAGATTGCTTAAATCTTTAAAAATAAAATTAAATAAATGAGAAAAAAAATAATAATAACTTTGATAGCCATCCTATCAACATTTGCTCTATATGGTCAAGATTATCCTAAATATGAAAAAGATTCTTTAGGTAATCAATATGTTGTTATAACAATGGAACAAGCTAGATATGTTGATACTAAGTTAGATATACTAGAACTTATGGAAAAGAATGACATATTAGGACAAGGCTTGGATTCAATAACAATAAGGGTTGTAAATGATTTAGAGAAAGTTATAGGTGAGCAAGAGATACAAATAACCAATTTATTTGAGTTAGTAAACAATAAAGACGAACAAATATTAAACTTACAATCACAAATAGCTAATAATATGTTAATAGAAGAAACTTATAGATCACAAGTTGGTAATTTAAATACTAAAGTTGATATATATGAAACACAAGTCGATAAATTAGAGAAAAAAGTGTTTTGGGGTGGTATTAGTAGTATTATTGTTATAATAGGTGCATTCTTAATTGGTGGATCATTATAGCGAAAAAAGAGAGTTTAAGATATTAATATATAAATTATAAAAATAACAAAAAATATGAAACGCATTCAAAATTTCGAATCACATAGAACAGATAAGAAAGTTAGTAAAGACAAAACACCAAATATAAACGAAAATGTATTTCAAGTAGAAGATACATATAAAGTTAGAACAACTATTGATGTTCCTAAAAGTCTTATAAACGCTTATAGTAAGAAAGTAAAAGATGAAACAGGTGAGGACTTAAAGAAACTTTTTGGCGATTTCGACATTGCAGAAGAGTTAGTTAAGCATGTTGCTAAAAAGTTCTTAGATAATGACATACTATCTTCAAGAGCCTTGATAGGTGGTGATAGTGAAGGTGATCAAGTACAAACACAACCTCAAATCCAAACACAAATGGATGGTAGTCAAGAAGAGATGCAAGATGAAACACAAATGCAAGGTGGTCAAGAAGAGACGCAAGACGAAACACAAATTCAAGCTGAAGAAGGATTTGACAAAGCACAAATGCAAGATGAAGAAGACCAAACACAACAAGACCAAACACAACAAGCACAAGACGAAGAAGGGTTTGAAGATGTAGAGGAAGATGATGATGAAGATTTGCCAATATAATAATTAAAAGTACCAAATAAATTAAATCCCTGTCAAAGAAATGATGGGGATTTTTAATATATAATACTATGAAATACATAAATACATTTGAAAGTAATAGAACTGATGATATTCTTATAATCGTTGATGTTCAAAAAAGTTTTAAAAAGTATTTTACTGATAATTATGTTAAGGAATTAAAAAAGTATTGTAATGAATTTGATGAGGTGTTCCAAATATGGGATAATCACATAAATGGTAAAGTGGGGAACGAATATTTATTTGATCATGACCCAGAAATAAATATTGAGCAGGATTTATATCATTTTCCTAACCAAACTGAAATTATAGAAAAAAGGTATAACTATGATGTTAGTGTAGATTACTATAAAAAGATATTAGATAAAAACACCTATGATAACATAAAGAATAAAGAAAGTAATGATAAACTAAATAAAGGTGATATATTCAAAACAACTAAGGGAACTGCAATTGTATATATTGGAAATAATCATAAATGGTTTCAAATCCCTAAAAAACTATATAAAAGACTAAGTAATGATAAGTATAGAAGATATGTTATAGTAGGTGGTTCTGATACTGAATGTCTAGAAGATGTTTATATTTCTAGTAAATCGATTGGTGTTGATATATCTAGAAACAAAGGATATATATACTCTGGTAAAAATTGTCCTATTAAATAATTATAGTACGCTGGCAAATATCTCTATGTCTCTTATCTTAAAACCAATTACCATATATTCTTGAAACCTATCAGGATCTTCAAAAAATTCAACTTTAAGTTCATACTCAATGTTATCAACCTCTGGAATATAGTCTGCTATTTGTGCTTTAATATCCCCCTCTATAAATTCGGCAGATAATTTAGTTTCGTACAATAGGTTTGGTAAATCAGCACCAAAATTAGGATCGCCTAATAAATCACCCTTATTTGTGAATATTATCATCTCGTACTTCTGCACAATAACTCTTATGACATCATCTTCAACCAATTCTATGTTGTTAAAACTAGGATGCCCAGGGTATTTTATGTAAAAATCGGTAAAACTAAGTGATGCCATTGTTTATATATTAATTTTGTTTATCTTTGCATATAAAATATATAGAATATGAAAGTATTATAAAATTTTAAAGAATTAAAAGAAACACAAAAAGCTAAAGTATTTAAATATAAAATATTTAAAACAGAGCCTCTTGAAAACCTATATAAATACAAAGATCATAGGAGACTACAAACATTCTATCACAAAGGTGTTAAATGTGTAGAATGTGGACACGTAGGAACACAAATAGGTCATGGATTAGATAAGGCAGGGAACATTCATATTGACATATATGATGACAACCTTTATCCATTAAACGTTGACCACATTATCCCTAAGTCTAAGGGCGGTGCTAATCATATTGATAATTACCAACCAATGTGTTATGGATGTAATAACAAAAAGGGTAATGGTGATGAAATTAAGCGAGTGAAAACTAAGAGGCAAATAAAGAACGAATTAAAAAAGTGGTTAAGCGAAAATAGAAAGGCTCAAGATATTAAAGTGGGTGATTTTATATACAAGGCTACTTATGGTGAAGAATTAGGTGTTGTAAATAAGATAATAGAACACACACATCATAAAGGAAATGTAGGTGTTATGGTAGTTGGTAATGATGTATCTATATACACATCTTCACATGTATTTAAAAAATTAGATTAAAATTTTTCTAAGTTTACCAATTACTGTTAGACCAAGAACTATAGGATCAGTCGAGTTTTCTAATAAATTAGAATAGTCAGATATTATAAAATTACACTCAAATAATTTATCTATATTTTTGTTTCCATCAATTGACCAATCTATGAATGGCTTACCTAAAAGCTTAATCATAACATCTATTCTTTCAGAGCCAAATTTAGACATCAAAAAATGATATATTTGCTCATAATCTAGTTCGGAATTATACAGTACCTCATAAAGTTCTAGTTTAACCACGTTTGATACATTAGATGAACTAGAAGATGTGCCACCTGTTCTTATATAACTTTGAACCTCCTCGATTGTTGATCTAAAGTCTGGGAATTTCTTTGTTACTATTTTTATTAGATCCTCTTTGGGTATAGTATTACCTTCGCTTGGTAATATTTCGTTTTGAATTTTTTTGAAAATTTCTTTTTTTAAAAACTTTTCTTCCTCTATATTCTCACAATCAAAATTTATCTGTGGGATTCTAGACTTTATACCATCCGATATCTTATTGATATGGTTCGTGGTTATTATAAATCTAACACCATTTTTACTATATTTTTCAATGAATGCTTTAAATGCATCCTGAAATTGTATAGAAACTCTCTCAAACTCATCTAAAAAAACATATTTAGTTCCATCACCAGCATCTATCATTGGTGTGAATCTACAAAAATCCTCTATTTCATTCCTAAGTACATCAATGGATGTGTATAAGGAACTATTTATCTCTATATAAGGTTTATCTTTTGTGTATCTACCAACCAGTATCCTAGATAATGATGTTTTCCCAGTTCCGTAATGTCCATAGAATATATAATTTCCTTCTATCCCATTTTCAAAATGTTTTTTAATTCTAGGAAGAAGTATCATATCTTCTACCTTTTTAGGTCTCCACTTCTCCCATAGGAGTAATTTGTTCACACTCATGTCTTTTTGTTTAGTATTGTATACATTACTTATTAATTAGATTAGAGAAAGTTTAATTTAATATATAAAAATATGATAGGAAATAGAAAAAACATGGATGACACATTCTTTAGAGACTTAACAGTTTGTGTATTAGATACACTTGAGGGTAGCCTAAGATGGGTAAATAGATTCTCATCTGGTGATTATGCAGTTGAGGTACCAATGTATTACTCTATGACGGGTGATGAGAGGTTTTTATTAGACAGTTTCCAAGATGATATAGCATCTGGTAGTAGAAAAGTTGAACTAAACACGGATATTATACCAAGAGGACATATATCCCTTAAATCATTTAATGTAAGATCTGATGAATTTGCAAATCCAAATGTTTGGTTAAGAACAGTAGTTGAGAATAAAATAGAGGTTAGAAAAACACTTAATAGAGTAAGAGCAGTACCTGTAAGTGTATTATATGACCTAGAAATAACGTTAGCTAATGAAATAGACACATTTAAGTGTAGTCAAGCACTATTGGATACACTTTGGTTATATAGATTTATGTATTTTGAGCATAACTATATGAACATAGATGCAGTTCTTTTAACACCAGATGAATCTAATATAGAAATAACTCGTGAAAAGGACTTATCTTCAAGTAATGAAATAAAAATGTCAATATCATTTGAGGTACAAACATACTACCCAGCGTTTAGAAAAGACAAAATAGACACACCTGGTTATACTAAAGAGGGAGATGGTATGACTGACCAAAACGGTTATCAAACAACTGGTGGATATAGTGATTACTTTAGTCCTGATCAAGATTTTGTAGGTAATCCAGGGGGTAAGGGTAGCTTTACAGACAAGAGTAGTTGGCCTTATGTTAATTCAGAAGATGGATACTCCATTAGTCCTAAGAAAAGTAAGTGGTACAACAATATACTAAAAGCAAGAGAAAGGAATGCTCCACAAGATAGCAATCCTAACGGAGAATCCCCAAGTGATAGACAAAATAATAAATAAATAGAAAAAAATGGCTTTTTGCTATTAATATATACAATATAGAAAAAAAATAAAATAATAACACATGAAGAATCTTAAACTAGAGTTGTTTAACTTCAAAAGAGAACTTTCGCTTGATCAAGAAGAAATCTCTAATATAGTAGAGGGACATATGAATGTTTGTAACGATGAATCAGAGAAAAATATTATTACTTCTTTGAATGAAAGGTTGAAACCTTATACATACGACAAACAAGTAAAATCTCTGCTAGAAGGGTTAAACACCGATATGGATGAGTATCAACTTTTATACGAACTTAAAAACTTGTATAATGTTCTTAATTCCAAAAACCAAGGAGAATTATATAGACAGCCTATAAACGTTCTTCTAGAAACAATTAACCTTCAATCAGACCAAGACAGAATGTCAAAAGTTCTTAATGAGTTATCGATATATGAGTGGGTGCCAGAGATAAAACTATTTGTACATAACTTAACTTCTTCACCTGAGAAAAAATCAAATTTACTTAGTGGTGGTCAGGGAGAGTCAGTTCACACAATAGTAGAACAAGTAGAGAATGGTCATATAGCACTTGTCAAAGATTCATGGTTTCTATTAACAGAAGATGCAATTGAGAAAACACTATTAGAAGATCATATAAAAGAAGAATCAGAACTTAGAAAATTAAGATTGATTGAATCTGCTATGACATATGCTCAAATAGATAATGATAAAATAAATTTTAGAATTTCTGAACATTTAACTATAGGTCTTGGTGTAGATAATAAATCTATTTATATTAATGATGATGAACTTGAAGATGAAAGTACATTAGAATCATTATTTAATTCACCTATTATACCAATTATAAACAAGAACTTCTATCCAGTTATTCAAGAAGTTGCTAAAAATATGGATAAATTTGTAGAACTAGACGTTGTTAAAAAAATTGATAACTTAATAAATCCTTATTTAGAATGTTATGCCTTTAACTATAAGAACGCAACCTTCTTATATAGATGTGATGAGAGATATGGAAATAGCTTCTTTCAATTTGAATCTGCAATCGAATTAGTAAATGAAGTCCGAAACGAACTTAACTACGATTTAACTTATTTTTATGAGAATAAGTTGGGTAAAGAAACAATGGTTAAGAGAAAACTAGAAGATAAGGAAAGAGAAATCACTTTAAAACTAGAGGATGTCAATTTTAACATTGAAAAAGTAAAGGGTTCTATACAAATGATTGGGGAGTCTACTACACTTTCTACTGCATTGGTAAATCTAGAGAAAAGACATAAAAATCTTAAGTCCGAATTAGGTGGGGTAAAAGAACTTCAATATAATGAAAAAGTGAAGTTAAGTAAATAAATACATTAAAAGTTTTTAAATTAAAAAGCTCTTGTTATTCAAGAGCTTTTTTTGTTTGAAACTTCCAAAGACAAATTGCATATAAGAATTAAGCTATGATAATAAAAAAGACCATAACAATAAAGACCAAAGGGTGTAGAAAGATAAAATATTATAAATCACTTGGGTATGAAGTTCATAAAGATGAAATAGAAATAAAAATAGAACATATATCCAAGGGATCAAGACTCGATGTGGATGTATCTTGTGATTTTTGTAACAAGGAAGTCAATATACAGATAAAAGAGTATTTTAGAAATATATCAAATGGTAGTAAGTATGCCTGTTGTATGAAGTGTGGATCTCTAAAGGCTAAAGAAACTAGTATAAAAAAATACGGTGTAGACCACCCTATGATGCTAGAAGAAATACAAGAAAGCGTTAAAAAGACCAATATAGAAAAATATGGTGTTGAATACTTACAACAATCAAAAAAAATAAGAAAAAAGTCATCCCAAACATTAATTGATAAGTATGGAGTAGACCATATATCTAAATCAAAGCATTTTAAAAATAAATTTAAAGAAACTTGTCTTAAAAATCATGGTGTCGAGTATCCAATGATGTCAAAAAAAGTAAGAGATAAATCAAGGACTACAAACATAAGAAAATATGGTGTTGAAAATCCTTCAATGTTAGAAAGTGTTAGACAAAGTGTTAATAAGACTAATAAGGATAGGTATGGTCAATCTAACTATTTACTATCTGATGATTTTAAAACAAAAAATAAAAAGACTATGTCTAATAAATGGGATTCTGATAATATTATGAAATCTGATATATTCAGACCAGGAAAGTTCTCAATATCTAGTGATGATAATTACATTAAGTATATTGATAATGGTATCTCTTTGATGAGGTGTTACAAAGAACATGATTATAAAATACATATAGATAATTATTTAAAAAGGTCAAGGTCTAACCTACCACTTTGTACTACATGTTATCCCATAAGCAGTTCACAATCAATAAAAGAGAAAGAACTACTAGAATATATAACTTCTAAATATAATGGTTCTATAATAAAATCTTATAGAGATGGTTTAGAAATAGATGTTTACTTACCAGAACTTAATATAGGTTTTGAATTTAATGGATTATACTGGCATTCAGAAGAATATAAAGAAAAAAACTATCACTATGATAAGAGTAAATATTTTCTTGATAAAGGAATCAGAATAATACATATATGGGAAGATGATTGGGTAAATAATATAGAAATACTAAAATCACAAATATGTAACTGGTTGAGTATAAGTAATAAAATAGGTGCTAGAAAATGTGTTATAAAAGAAATAAAAAATACGAAGATTGTAACTAATTTCTTAGACAAAAATCATATACAGGGAAGAGCAAAATCCTCACTAAAATTGGGACTGTACCACAATGAAGAATTGGTTAGTATAATGACCTTTGATCATTTAGAAGGTAGAAAAAGAATGATGAGTGATGAGTGGAATCTTAACAGATTCTGTAATAAAAAGAATACTTCTGTAATTGGAGGTGCTAGTAAATTATTGAGTTATTTCGTTAAAAATCACAGTCCCAAAAGATTAATAAGTTATGCTGATAGCGACTGGTCTGATGGTGGTCTATATAAAAACTTAGGATTTGTGAAAATTAAAGAAACAAAACCAGACTATAAATATATCGTTGGTTGTAAGAGAATACATAAGTCAAATTATAAAAAATCTAATTTAAATACAAATCTAACAGAAAGTAAATTTATGAAAGATAATAACTATAAGAAGATATGGGACTGTGGTAAAATAAAATTTGAGAAAAAATATTAAAAAGCTCTTGTTATTCAAGAGCTTTTTTGTTATACAAAACCATCTGTGAGAAATTCTGATACGTGTATAGGATTCATATCATAATCTCTTACTTTTTCTAGAGTAGAGTGTGTGTCTTCTATAAGACATACATCCCTTTTCTCTAGCTTTAACTTTAATCTAAGATTATCTAACATCTCTGCTTTGTGCCTACCCGAATTTACAAAAAATCTCTTATCCTTGTCTATGTTGAAATGCTTATCTAACCACTCATTTTTATCTATATACGAAAGTGAATTTGGAATTGCTGATAATATATAGATATTTCTTCCTTCTTCTTTTAATTTTTCTAGTTTATCAATTACGGGGTTTACTGGTAATAGCGTTTTGAATATTTCATTATTAACAAAATCTACTTTGTCCTCATATGTAGGTAGTAAAGATAATCCAGCTATAACACCATCCATATCTACAAATATGTTTTTATTAGAAAAGTGATTAACAACAGTTGAAATATCACAAATTTCTGATATTCTATTAAATTGTATATTCTCTTTGGCTGCTTTTCTTATTATATCAATGTGTGGTACTTTCCTCTCACGTTTTTCATTTCTGCTAAGACATACTTGTAAAGGGGTTTTGATATGAATTAATTCTGTTTTATACCCATTGTCCTTAAGCATATTAATTATTCTGATGGTATAGCTATTGTTAATACCACCACCATCCATAACAATCTTAGACAACCCTTGTTTAGCTAGAGTAATTATCTCTTCCTCTGCCATTTTTGTACTCCACAAATGCACATGTTCTGGGACGTTGTGATTATAGTCAGGGTGTGTTAGCTTTATATTATCAGCAGATACAACCTTAATACCAACCCAGTCTTTTTTCTTTCTAGATTCAATATACATAGATTTACCTGACAATGGCAACCCTATAAATATAAATGCTTTTTTCATATTTTAAGTTTTATACAAATATAATAAAAATAAACTACTTATCACCAATTATTTGTTACATATTTTAACTTAATATATAGCCTATATGAAAAAAGCAAACTTTTATGAAGAAGTTACAGAACTAATTAATTATAATTTTTCATATTTCGAATATACTAACAATACAACTAAATCCATTATAGTCTGCAATAAACACAAAACTAAATTTTCTAGAAACTTAAAACAAATAAGAAAAGGCAACCTGTGTCCATTATGCTCTACAAAAGTAAAGACAACAGATAAATTCATACAAGAGTCTAAGAGAGTATGGGGAGAACATAAATGGGATTATTCAAAAACTATGTACAAGTGTTCTAGGAGTAAATTAACAATAGGTTGCCGAAGTCATGGTACTTATTTTCAAATTTATCCTAAACAACATCTAAACCAAGAAAAAGATTGTGATGTATGTAAAAGGGCAAAACTACAAGCTGACTTTATAGATAGTTCTAAAAGTATATGGGGAGAACATAAATGGGATTATTCTAATGTTAATTATACAAATAACAAAACACATGTTGATATAATATGTGTTAAGCATGGCATTTTTAGCCAAAGACCTGATAATCACTTATATAACATGAATGGATGTCCAGACTGTAATAAGTCAAAGGGGGAGAGTATGATAAGTATTTTTCTAGACAAAAATAAAATATTATATGAATTTCAAAAATCCTTTAATGGTTGTGTAAATAAGCTTCCTTTAAGATTTGATTTCTATATACCAAAATACAATATTTGTATTGAATATAATGGTGAACAACACTATAAGCCAGTAAAATACTTTGGTGGTGTTAAAAATTTGGAATATAATAGAAAAAAAGATAAGATAAAACAAGAATTTTGTGCAAATAATAGAATAAATCTATTAATAATCAAATATGACGAATCTGTTAATGAAAAGTTAAAACTTATTGATAAAAATATATATAATATATATAAAAATAATAGAACATAAATGTATTTAAACAACAAAGAACTATATGTAGAAATAATAGTATCAAAAGCAAGAGGTAAGCTTACTAGAAAGGCTGAGAAGATGCTAGAATTACTAGGAAATAAAACCATTAAGAAAATGAGGTACTGGTCAAATGATGATAAAATGGATTGCTACCAATCGGGCGTTTTAGACATGTACCAAAATTGGTATAACTTTAACGAAGCTAAGTCAGTAAATGCCTTTGCATACTTCACAGAAATATTTAAACGAGGGTTAGCTAAGGGATTTAATGAACTCTATAAAAAGAAAGGCGATGGTGATAATCTAATAAAGGTACTATCAATAGAGGGTTCTAACGATGGTAATGGTATTCATTCTCTATAATTTATATTTTCACACCCTTTAGCAACAACTCTTTTAGATATATAGATATAACATATAATGATAAAAGAAAAAAAGATAAAGATAAAGGGTCACTCTAGGAATATAAAATATTACAAATCATTTGGATATGATATTAGTGTTGGTAAATATATAGATATAAGCGTAGAACACTTGTCTAAGGGAACTTCATCTAAGATTACATGTATATGCCAAAACTGTAACAAAGAAGTCTCTAATGGCTTTAAAGACTACTGGAATTACACGAATGGTCTAAGTGGGATATATTATTGCAACTCTTGTAAAAAGATAAAATCTGAAAAGACTTCTCTTAAAAAGTATGGTGTTAAAAATCCAATGCAATCAGAAGAAGTTAAACAAACTCTTAAGAAAAGCCTTCTAGACAAATATAATGTTTCCCACTATTCTAAGACGAAAGAATGGAAGGATAAGTTCGTACAAACATCTTTAGATAGGTATGGTGTTACTAATCCTTCTAAGTCTATTGACGTTATTAACAAAATAAAAGAAACTAATCAAAAGAACTTAGGTGTAGACTGGTCTATGCAAAGTAAATCGACTATATCCAAATCAAGAAAATCATTTAATGATAAATATGGTGTAGATTGGATATCCAAATCAGACTACTATAAAGACAAAATAAAAGAAACTTCTATAGAGAAATGGGGTGTTAGTAATTATTCAAAAACTATAGAATATAAAGAGAAGGTAAAATCTACAAATTTTTCAAACTGGGGTGGGCATCCTTCTAAGAATGAAAATTTTAAGTTAAAGGCAAAGAATACTAAACAGAGAAAAACATTTAAAAGATATGCAGAACTAATATCAGGTAAGTATATACTTAATTCATATAAAAATGAGACATTCTCATTAATGCATAAAGAATGTAATAATACCTTTGATATAAACAAAGGTTTATTAAGAGCAAGGTTTAACTCATGTAAGATGATATGTACACAATGCAACCCAGTTGGTGTATTATATTCTAACCTCGAAACACAAGTTGGTTCTTTTATAGAGAG